TGTGTAAAATTGATCACTCTTTACACTTGCCGCATATCGCATCAGCATATAAGGAGAATATTTCTTTTTATCCTCATCGCTCATTTTGTCATAGAAGTCTTTATCACGCATATCAACTGCTTTTAGTGTGCTTTTTAAATCTAAAAATTTACTCATACAATAGGGTATCCTTCCAACTGATCCCAAGTTATTCGGAAAAAAGTTGCAGTCTTATCATCTACAAATTCTAGTATAACACAGTTTCCCATATATGTCACTGCTGATTTAAAAACTTTTTTTTGGTTATATTGTTTCCGCCAAGTTTCTAACAATCCTGATAAATTTTGTTTGTGGAAATTTATATCCAGTCCCATTCCAGGATCCAAACCATCTATTCCTACCGCTCTATTCCATCCTCTGTCATTTACTTTGATAATGACTTTGTTATCTGGTAATTGTTCAGTGTATCTTTTTGGCAACATTATCAAATAGTATAAGGTCTGCCAGCAAAGATTTCAAGTCTTTGATTGGTATCATATTAGGACCATCTGATGGTGCGTTGTCAGGATCTGGGTGAGTTTCTATGAAAACTGCCGCTACTCCTAGACTTACTGCCGCAGTTGCAATGGTTGGAACAAATTCTCTTTGTCCTCCTGATGACGTGCCTTTACCACCTGGTTGTTGCACACTATGGGTTGCATCAATGCACACAGGATATCCAGTTTCTTTCATTATTGGAAATCCACGCATATCACTAACCAAAGTGTTATACCCAAAACTTGTTCCACGGTCTGTTAAAATAATATTTTTATTTCCAGTACTTGCAATTTTGTCTGCCACGTTTTGCATTTCCCACGGTGCGAGAAATTGGCCTTTTTTAACATTTACAATTTTTCCTGTATCACCACAAGCAGTCAGTAAATCTGTTTGTCTGCACAAAAAAGCAGGAATCTGTAAAACATCAACTGCCTCTGCTACATCTTTTACTTGATACACTTCATGCACGTCTGTCAATGTTGGTGTACCTGTGTCTTTGATATCTGATAAAATTTGAAGGCCTTCGTTAATGCCTATTCCACGTTTGCCTGACAATGAAGATCTGTTTGCCTTGTCAAATGAACTTTTGAAAATGTAGTTGATGTCAAGTTCTGTGCAAATTTCATTTATTGCAGAATTACATTCTTCTGCGTGTTGTTTACTTTCAATTTGACAGGGACCAAGTATTGCCGTGAAAGGCATTTTATTGTCTATAACAAAATTATTAAGTTTTACCATAAGTTACTATATTTAATTGTTTCAGACTGTCTTGCAATATCTTTCACAAAAAAAGCACATCTTGGTTTGGTGCCGGACTCTAACGGAATTGCTAAAATTTGCCCTGGACGTAATTTAGGAAAGTACCATTTTATTTCTGAAAACACATTAGTGATATTCACTGGAGAAAAATCAGGCCTAATATCAGATACAGGATTGTAACAAAAACAATCGAAACCTCTATCATTTAAACTTGTAATCGGCACTACTTCTAAATCACCTACTTCTTTATCACCTATGACCACGTGCCAATCAATTGGCATTTGAATTTTGTGTTGTCCAATCTCCATTACTACGGCAGGAGATGAAAATGATTCTAAAAATATAAGTGGAATAAAAAAGAAATCAGGATTGTCAGAGTCTGAATTATCAAGCACTGAAAATCTCATATTGTCATCTACTTCATCTGGAACTGAATTAAGAGGATAAGTTGTGTTGTCTAATGTAAGTATCTGCATATATCTAGTATATACAGTAATTTACCAAAGGTCAATCTAATAATCAACTTTTTCTATTGTGAAAGGATAGTTTGCTTCTCGGTACCATTTCTTTCGAGCAGTCAAATGTCTTTTTGCAAACTTGGCGGTACTGGTGATATCCCATATCTGCACAAAGTCTTTATCTTCTGCTTTACGAATGCCACGTCCTATAGACTGAATGACTCTTACAAATGACTTGCCTGGTTCAATCAAAACTAAATTAAATATTCGAGGAATGTTTATACCTACTGCCGCAACACCATAGGTTGCAATTATGACTTTGTTTTTTGCAGTTGCCACTTCATCATATTCATCTTTTCTGTCGCCAACTTTTGTTTTGCCACTCACAAATACACTATCCGATATATTTTCTTCTAACATTTCTCCTGCTTTGACTCTGTCGACAAGTACCAATGTGTTGCCTGATTCTGCAAGTTTGCTGATAACTTTTCCAACATATTTCATCCTATTTTTATTTGTAGTCAAATATTTTAGTTCTTCTGCATAACTTTTGTATTCTGTGTATTCTTGCAGTTGTAGTATATTAACATGACAGTTTGCCAGCACACCCTTGTCTTGCAGTTCACTTGCTCCAATCTTGTTTGTCACTTCACCTATGCTGACTAATAATGCCTTAAATGCAAAGTCTTCTTTTGGAACTGTGCCTGTTAGTCCCCAACGTATTGGACAATGTGCAAATGGTTGTGTGAGTAATCTTTTCAACACATCTGCTTTGGCCATGTGTGCTTCATCAATCATTATACAGTTGACATCTTCAATAAAGTCTTGCATTGTGAAACTAATGTCACCATTTTTAGTATTTTTTTCAAGTATGTTCAATGACTGCCATGTGCAAATTGTGTGCTTATGACCAAACTCTTTTCTGTCACCAAAAAATACGCCAACATCTAATCCTAAATTTACATAATCTTCTTCTGTTTGTGTTACCAAAGATTTGTTAGGCACTATCACAATAGTTCTGCCATATGGCTCACACATCATACTGAGTGTTGCAGTAATAATTGTTTTTCCAGCACCAGTGGCAATTTCTTGTAAACTTTGTGGATCTTCTAAAAACTTGTTTATTGTGTCTACTTGATAATCCCGCAACACAATTGGTTGGCCTGCTGATGGGTGATTTTTGGGCCATACTTTATGACTAAGTGTGTTCTCATCTACTTTGTCAAACTTTATTTCATACTCTGTTCTTGCATCTTCAAGATCGATATCATATCCGTCTGCTTCAATAATAGGCAACATTTCCGGTAACAAGTTTACATAACTTGCACCACCCATTGAAAAGAAACTGACAGTACCATCCCATCTGCCTAATCTGACAGCAGGCATATACCTTGCTCCGGGTATTTCATATTTGAATGTTGATGATAATTTACGTCGTGTGCTTAACGCAAGACCTTCTAGTTTAACATTAACTTCATCTTTGATCTTAATCGTGCATTTCACTTTGGTGAGCCTTTTCCATTTGTTCCATTTCACCGTTGAAATTGGCAACAATTTTTTCCGCTTTTGTGAAAAATTCGTCTTTGGTCATCTCTCCATTATACACTTGATCTATATACTTTTCAAGTAAAAATTCTAAATACATTACCAACCGTACTCGTCATCTGGATTCATAATCATTTTTAATCTCTTTTTCTAATAATTTTAATCGGCGCCATAGCACTCTGATAACAGATTGCCAATACTGTTTGCCCCAATTGGATTTACAGTCCGCTTTGGCTTTTTCAGCATTGGCAATTAATCTGTCGTACCATTCATGCATTAAGCAACCGAGTCTTCTACTATTTCAACCGGAGTTTGCTCAGCAATATATTGTGCATTTGCTTTGCTCTCAAGCATCATTTGTACTTTTCTTGCAACACCAGTAAATCTTAAAATATGACCTTCAGGTGATATTTTAAAAGATCCAGCAGTTTTACAAGTACCAGTAGTTTCGTCGATCACTTTTCTAATAACACCGTTTACTGTGCCATCTAGAGTTGATCTACCTAATTCATATTTGTAAGTACCTGACTTACCGTTCCATGAATTATCAGTACCAGTAGTACCTTGACATATATCGTTAGAAAAAATATCTAACACCATTTTTGCTTTGTTCATAACTTAGTTTTTCCTTATGTTAATTTTAAGTTACCTATATTATAGCATAGATACCGGTATTGTCAACTTCTGTAAGTGTTTGATTTATTTGGTTTTTTTGTTTGTTGGTTTTTGAATATCCATATTTTCCATCAAAAATGGTAAAAACCATGGGTTGTCTCTGAACACACCCATCAGCCAATTGGATATGCTATTGACTGCTTGTTCTTCTCTGTCTTCACAATTTCCGCCATCTTTAAGGGCACCACCGTCCTGATTTAATGATGAATGATAAACGATCGCGTGTAGAACTTCATGTAATAGTGTGTTTGCAAGATCAATGCCTTCTGCTTCTTCCTGCACTTCTATCTTATTTTCTCTGGCTGTAAACTGCCCCCAGTAATCACTGTTGTCTTTTTTGAAAGATGCTTT